CTGAAAAAGTACGTTCAATGCTTGCCGGTAAAGTTGACGACGAAACTATCAATTCTATCCTTGCATTATTGACTTCCCCAGCGCAAGCTGCTGATGAAGATGACGACAAGATGGACAAAGAAGATGTGAAAAAAGCAATGGACGGATTGCGCGCAGAACTGCTCGAAGCAGAGCAAGCAAAACGCGATGTTCGCCCGGTAGTTGGCGATGTGATCGGCATGGATAGCGCCGGTGATGTTTACCAGTTTGCTCTTAAACACATGGGCGTTGACCATCAAGGTGTCACTGAAGTCGCCGCGTTGCGCGCGCTGTTCAAGGTTGCCAGCAATAAGGCCGCTGAGGTTAAACCGGCATTTGACAGTGGCGACAGTGTTATTACAAAGTTTCCAGCGGTCAAACGCTTTCGAGGAGTGTAGATTATGTTCCAGAAACAAGTTAATTCGCAGCAAGCCCCGGCTACGGCTGGAGATTTTGCATCAGCGAACCCGCGCGCATCGGTACTCGCCGGTGAAGGCGCTCTGGTTGCTGGTGTCGGCGGGGTTAATGTAGGGAAGTTCGCGTGGCTGCAATCGGATGGCAATACGGTATTGCCTTATGGTACAGCCCCAGCCGCCCCGAATGGTTTCTGCGCGCGCACGCAACAAGCGCAATTGCAAACTTATCTGCAAGAAGCTGGTGTTAATATCCCCGCAGGTTTCCCGGTCACATTGTTTAATTCTGGTGATTTTTGGGCAGTGTTGACCGGTGCAAATGCGGCTGCTATTGGTGATGCCATTTACGCAACTTATGCTGATGGCTCTATTACTGCGGGCGCGGCCGCTACTGGCGCAAGTGTTACGGGAGCGATCGGCGCAACAATGACTGCCGCGATTGGTGCTACTTTCACGGCTACCGGTACAGGTACTAGCTTGGCTGTAACGACTATCGCTGGATATTTGAGCATTGGTGATACTATCAGCGGTACGGGCGTTCCAGCAGGAACAACTATTGTTGCTCAGGTTTCAGGCACGATCGGTTCCAACGGTACGTACACAACCAGCACAGCAACCACAGCGGCAGCGGCAACGGTAACCGGGTTCGGTACGGTAATCAACGTAACCGCAATTACTGGTTATTTGAGCGTAGGTGACACCTTGTCAAGTGGCGGTGTAGTAACGGCGCAATTGTCTGGTACTGCTGGTAGCACTGGTCGTTATAGTTTCAGCGTTCCGGCCACGGCACGCTTGGCTTCCGGTACTGTTACAGCGTATGGTACCGTTCTTAATGTTACGTCAATCGGTTCGGGCACTCTTGCCATTGGCGATCCGGTGAGTGGTTCGGGCGTACCAAGTAATGCAGTGATATCTGCGTTCATTGATGGTACTTATGGCGGGGCAGGCCGATATCGCCTGAGCGTGGCTGCGAGCGCGTATGCTGCAAGTACTACGATTACCGCGACTGCCGGGGTTCTCACTTCATTCAAAGCGATGTCTATTGCTGCGGTCGGTGAGCTTGTTAAAATTTCAACACGGAGCTAACTGAAATGAAACGAGAATTTCATGAGTTACAACTGCTTGCCGGTGTCCATTTTATGGGCGTTCAGCCGGACTGGCAGAAGGAAGGTGTAGCCAATAACTACGCCTATGCAATGGATGCGCAGCCCGCCATGATTACGGTGAGCAATAGCGGTATCCCGTCATTCCTTTCGACCTTCGTTGATCCTAAGTTGATCGAAGTGTTAGTATCCCCGATGCGCGCGGTTAACGTTGTGGGCATGGATAATGAGGTTAAGAAAGGCGATTGGACAACGGATACTGCGATGTTCACAATGATCGAGTCCACTGGTCAAGTGTCAAGCTACGGGGATTACTCGACCAGTGGTAACGCTAACGCAAACTTTAATTTCCCACAACGCCAAAGCTACCATTACCAAGTAATCACGCAATGGGGTGAACGGGAATTGGAGCGCGCAGGATTGGCCCGGATCGACCTGGCTAACCGTAAAAATATTGCGTCTGTTCTGACTTTGAACAAGTTCCAGAACAAGTCGTATTTCTTCGGCATTACAGGTTTGCAAAATTATGGGTTGCTGAATGACCCTAATTTGACCGCGGCTATCACGCCAAACACTAAAACGGCGGGTGGTACTGGTTGGGCGAATGCTACTGTTGCTGAGATACTCAATGACATTACCAAGCTGTACAAGCAATTGGTTGCTCAATCGAACGGTTTAGTCGACATGAGCACGCCGATGACCTTGGCAATGTCACCATCAGCACAGGCAAATCTGGCTAAAACGACTGACTTTAATGTCAACGTTCCCGCTCAGATCAAGCTAAACTATCCGAACTTGGAAATGGTCGTTGCACCAGAATATACCACTGTATCCGGCGAACTGGTTCAATTGATCGTCAAGGATTTGGAAGGTCAAGCCACGGTAAATGTTGCGTTCACTGAGAAGCTGCGCGCGCACCCGATCGTTGGGGACATGAGTAATTTCAAGCAAAAGAAAAGTCAAGGTACATGGGGGGCGATTATTTTCTGTCCTTTCCTGATTGCTCAAATGCTTGGTGTTTAACTGAATTAGCCCTGGGAGATCATGAACATGAGTAAGAAAGTATTGATAGGTTGCCGGTTGCCGCATGGCCTGGTATTGGAATGCCGAGGTGTGTCGGTGACATTAAAAGGCAAAAATAGCCGCGTTGTCGCTGGCTTGTATGTGCCGGAGCAAGACTTTGCAACAACTGAGGTTGATGCTGATTTTTGGGAGGCTTGGAGTAAAGAGCATTCCACTTTCCCGGCAGTCACATCAAACAGCATTTTTGTTGCGAAGGATTCATCGAGCGCGGAGGCTGTCGCGAAAGAATTGCGTGCAGAATCCACCGGGTTTGAACAGCTCGATCCTGCTAAAGAGAAAGACGTTAAGAAACTGGATAAAGAATGACCGTCGTAGCCTTCGATCCTGCCACGTTTAAAGTTAGATATCCTGAGTTTGCCGGGGTTTCTGATGGAAGGCTACAAGCATGTTTTGATGAAGCCGGGTTATATTTGGCGAATACGGATTCCAGCATTGTGCAGAATATCTCTAAGCGAACGTTGCTCCTTAACATGCTCACTGCTCACATTGCGTTTGTTGGCGGGGCGTTGAGTGTTGACGGACAGACTAGGCCTGTCGGTCGGGTATCGCAAGGATCGGAAGGTACGGTGAGTGCTGCTTTTGAAGGCCCCCCGCCCGGATCGGCGCAATGGTTCCAGCAAACACAATACGGCGCATCGTTTTGGCAGGCCACAAGCAATTTGCGTGGCTTCAAATATATTTCCAATCCAATAACATGGTAAGCAAAACCGAACAATACCTGATGAACATTGCAAACCGAATGGGTAATGGTTCAGTGTCTGTTGGATTTGCTGAGGGGCGTGGGTATGCTGACGGCACAAGCTTGGCCCAGGTGGCATTTCAGAATGAGTTTGGCGCGCCATCCAAGGGACAACCTGCACGTCCATTTTTCCGCAGGATGGTCGCTAAAGAGGCGCCGGGATGGGCGCCTCAAATAGGCAGACTTGCGGCGGAAGGTAGATCGGGTGCGAATATATTGCGGGTTATGGGCGAAGATATTCGCGGCGGAATTATGGATAGCATTAATAACTTCACTGATCCGCCGTTATCGCCAGAAACGATCGCTCGCAAAGGATTCTCTAAACCGCTGATTGACTCGCATTATATGGTTGATAACGTCACTTATACGGTTGAGGATTGACATGGATCTGCGCGGAATCGCCAATAACGTAGCGACCACGGTAAACCAGAATATCCCGGTTACTGTGTTGCGTTCGACTGGCTACACCATCGGGCCTGGGCGTAAGCAAGTTCCATCATATGCTGCACCGATATCGGGATTCGGGCAAATGCAAGCGCTTGATGCCAAAGATTTGCAACAACTGGACGGCCTCAATATCCAGGGGAAAATCAAGGCTGTGTATTTGTACGGGGAACTTGCTGGCGTAATTCGCCCGGACGGAAGCGGCGGCGACATTGTGCAAATTGACGGCAAAGACTGGTTAGTTGTTAAGGTTTTGGAAGGTTGGTCAACTTGGACTAAAGTGGCATGTACACTACAAGCATAACGGTCGATACTGTAATCGACGCCCTCGGGGATTTCTTGGAACCCTTTGTTGACGGTGCAGAAATTGTCCGAGCACAAGTTAACCGCGTATCAATGCCGCCCCTGCCGTGCGTCGTACTTACTGAATTGTTTCATATCGATTTGCGGGTTCCAAGTCAAGATTATGATGAAGTTAATGACGAAGCTTTGTTATCGGCGTCCAACCGGTTGGATATCCAGGTAGATTTTTATGGCGAAAGTGCCGGGGATTATTGCCGGAGTGTGGAAACCGCATTCCGGACGATGTGGGGATTCGATCAATTCCCGGCAGGAATAAAACCGCTGTATACTTCCGATGGAATTCAGTCCCCATTGATAAGCGGGGAGCAACAATATGTATCGCGGTGGACTCTGACAGTATCAATGCAATATAACCCGGTCGTAGCAGTTCCCCAGGAGTTTGCAGAAGAAGCCACAGCAACCGCAATTGCAGCAGATGTACTTTATTAACCATGAGGTGAAACCATGACAATACCAGTCAGTTCGATAGTCTCAGTCAATCCCGGCGTGATCGGTGCTGGCGGTAGTCCGCTGGCGCTGAATGGGGTTATTCTTTCAAAAAGTTTATTTATTCCCACCAGCACAGTGCAATCGTTCGCGGATGCCGATGCGGTAAGCGCCTATTTCGGCCCAGCATCAACCGAATACGCACTGTCGCAGGTGTATTTCGCGGGATACGATAACTCCACAATTAAGCCTGGAACATTATTCTTCGCACCATTTGTGGACGTTGCTCGCGCCGGTTGGCTGCAATCTGGATCACTCGCCGGAATGAGTTTGGCCGATCTGCAAGCATTGGGTAGCGGCACGGTTATAGTCACTGTTGACGGCGTGTCCAAAACATCCAGTTCCATTGCACTGGGAGCTATTGCTAGCTTTAGTGCCGCCGCCACCGCGATTGCTGCGGCTTTCACAGGTTCGCCGCTGACTTGTACATGGGATGCGGTGCGCAGCGTGTTTGTGCTGACAAGCGCAACAACCGGCGCCACGTCAACAATGAGTTTTGCAACCGGCACCTTATCCGCAGGTCTTAAGCTGACGAGCGCGACCGGGGCCGTTCTGTCTGCCGGTTCCGCCGTCGATACGCCATCCGGCGCCATGGATAAAGTCAAAGCTGCTACTCAAAATTGGGTAACATTCGCAACGATGTGGGAGCCGCTGCTTGCAGATAAACAACTATTTGCAGCGTGGGCTACGTTGCAAGGTTCCCGATACATGTATGTTGCATGGGATACCGACACACAGGCCACCACGTCAGGATCGTCTACTGCGTTCGGCGCAGTGGCTAAGGGGTTGGAATATGATGGCGTGATGTGCGTGTATAACACTGCAAGTTTGGCTGTATTTGTGCTCGGGCTGATCGGTTCGATCGACTTCTCTCGGGCAAACGGTCGAACAGCCGGGGCATTCCGATCACAATCCGGATTCACGCCTACCGCGACGGATAAAACGACCGCAGATATCTTGCTTGCCAATGGATATAGTTTTTATGGTTCATATGCAGAAGCAAGTTCTCAGTTCAATTTCCTGTATGACTGCAATCTCCCTGGTAAATGGGAATGGTTGGATACATTTGTCGATCAGGTTTACTTAAACAGTCAGTTCAGGGCGTCGTTGATTGCATTGTTAACCAGCATCGGCTCGGTTCCTTACAACGAACAAGGGTACTCGTTGATCCGGGCGGCAATGATTGATCCAATATCTGCCGCGCTAAATTTCGGCACAATCCGAGCGGGCGTAACTTTATCGGAAAGTCAGAAAGCACAGGTCAATGCTGCCGCCGGTCGCAGTGTAGGGCAAACTATAGAACAGCAAGGGTATTATCTGCAAATTCTCGATCCTGGTGCCAATGTTCGCGCGGCTCGCGGCACTCCTGTTATCAATTTCTGGTACACCGACGGCGGATCGATCCAACGAATCAATATCGCATCAATTGACATACTGTGAGGATAAAATATCATGGCAACTACTACGATAACCAGCGCAAATAGTATCCTTACAATGATTGTTCCGGGGCTATTCCCGGTTCCAGTGGCAATTCAGGGATACTCGACGGACGACGCTTTTATGCTTGATGCGCTCGATTTGGCCGAGACAGTTATGGGTGTGGACGGCAGAATGTCTGCGGGATACGTGCCCAAAGAGGTCAAACTGACAGTCACATTGCAGGCGGACAGCGCGAGCAAGGATTTCTTTGCGATACTGACTCAAGCGGTTAAGACTGCGCGCGAGGTGTTTTACATGTCCGCTACGTTGAGCTTGCCATCAACTGGCGAGGCGTTCACATTCACGCGCGGCATTCTCACTAGCGTTGAGCAGCTGCCTTCTGCAAAGAAAATGCTGCAACCGCAGAAATTTGTTATTACTTGGGAAAGCGTGAACCGCGCAATATTGTAATTTAATCGATCAATGCCGGCCCTTTAACGTTCTGTATCTCCCAGGGCGGGGGCTGGCGCCCATATGGAGATAATATGGCCAGAAACGTAACGACGTACACCGTGACCGATGACAACCGGGATAACGGCAAAACATTCCAGATAACTGAAATGCCAGCGGCGCAAGCTGAAGCGTGGGCGATGCGGGCGATACTTGCGCTCATGGACGGCAAGGCTGATCTTCCCGAAGGAATTGAACTTGAAGGTATGGCGGGCTTGGCTAGGCTCGGAATTAAAGCTCTCGCCGGGTTGCGCTGGGATGTTTTGGAACCTCTAATGCAGGAAATGTTCACCTGTGTCCAGATCATCCCCGATCCGGCGCGCCCCAATATCGTGCGCCCTCTAATCGATCAAGATATCGAAGAAATAATGACTCGCGTGAAACTGCGCGGCGAAGTGTGGGCATTACACACGGGTTTTTCAGTGACCGCCGCCCTCTCGAAATCCCCGCAAGCGGCGGTCAAAAAGGAAAATACGCGGAATACCAAAATATAACGGCATTGATCGGGATATTAATATCCCG